ATGTCTTAAAGCCACCTTTGCTAGGGTACCATTGAATATTAACATCTTCAACATTAAATCTATCAAGGCGCACTATTTCAGGATATTCTTTTACATACAAATCTAAAATTCCTTGTAAATGAAATCGATATTCAAAAACTCCTTTTTCAACATTATTATTTCCTAAACTAAGATCCAAAGAATTTTTAATACTTTCATCTACTTTTATTTCTCCTTCGTAAAGACTAGTTCCTGGCGTGGCTTTGTCTCTGTTTTTGTTAAAATAATTAACTAAATTATCACAAACTTTTTCAGGCATATACCACCCCTGTATAAAACTATCTTTTGGTAAATCGTGTTTTTTATAATTATGGGTAAGATTCATTTTTGTTCCTTATAAAATTAAAATTTATTACATGTCTTTTCCAAACATCTGTATGATACAATACCTTGTGTTCTATTTTACTGTCAAACAATAACAATCTATTCTCTACACTATCTACAGACACTTCTTTGTTTTTAATTTTTAAAATAGTTTTTGCATTACATGTTGTTAAAAATAAAATAGCTGTAGTAGAGTATAAACAATTATTGTCAGTATGGTATGGTGTCTCTATAGTATCAATATCTCTAAAAACACAATTTGCTCTTACCATTATAAGAGCATCAACATCTAAACTTTCTGTTATAGGTCTTATGTGTGAATCAAATAAATCAGACTGAGGTTTATGGTTACCATAATAAACATGAGTAAAAAGACCATTGTTCATACTTTTTTTTAAATCTACATCTATTTTAGTATAATACCAAGGATGGTTTTCTCCTTTTAAATCATACGAAAGTTTTTCGTAAAATTGATTATTTAAAAAATTATCTATTACTTTGTAACTCATTAAGATTTCCACTTACTATTAATCTATTGTTATTTTTATTAGGTCTTACTTCATGTGGTATAAATCCAGGAAATATAATTAATTTACCAGGAACAAATTCACAGGTAATATTTTTGTTTATATCTACTGATGGGTAACCCACATCATAAAAACACAGAGGTGAAGAATTTTTGTTTCCTTCTATAAACCAAACAAAAGATTTGCCTCTAGGGTTATGTGTGTGAACGCTATGATAACTATTTTTTAAATATTGTTGAATCCAACAATGTGATAAAACTAAATTTAATTTTTCAAATACAATACTTAATTTATTTATAATTAAATTATTTAAGCTTTCGTTTTTTTGATAAAAAGAAGTTAGGTTCATTTCAGGTCTTAGTACGTCTTTAGTTAACTCTATATCTTTAATTACTTTTTTTGTTTCAGCATCTACTTTAACATGGTCTTCAACTATACTATATACAAATGAATGTTTATGCATCTTTTGCCATCATTTTTGGCACAGCTTGTATATTCCAATGTATAAATCTAAATGGTTCTATTCCATGATCTACAGTAAATTCATGTTCTACATATCCAGGAAATATTATTAATGTTCCAGGTTGTACTTTAAAATGTACAAGTTCACTACCATGACTTAAGTCTTTAGTTTTTGTATACAACTTTGTAGCACGTGCTCCTGTTCTTGGTTCGTGAAATACTGGCATAGATGTTTTGTCACTAGCTTTTAAAAAATAAAACCCTGATACGTGTTGGTTCCAATGCATATGTGCAGAATGATGACCACCACCTTTTTTAGAAAATTCTTGTACCCACATTTCATGAAACATGGTTTGATAACGTGACATATCAAAACCACACCAATCTAAAAAATCAAAAGATTTTTGCCCTACATAATTTCTTAAATCTATAAAATCATTATCTAGTGTAAGAGGTGTAGAGTGATACGACAAACCAAAATCACCATGTTTTTGTATGTAATCTTTATTTCTTTTTTTAGCTTCTTTAATATATTTATCAGAAGCTTTGTTTAAAGATTTAACAAACTCTGGTTTATCTTCAACCCACATAGGTGTTTTAAAAAATTCATGTACGTCCATATTATTTAAATGGATATCCAAGGTTCCACATTACCAATGAATATCTTACTCCTTTCGTTACTGGTTTAACTCTATGCCACACAAATGAGGGAAATACAATAATAGATCCTTTAGGTAAAATTTCTTTTGCTCGTTTTAAATGCAATGCCTCATCTCTTCTTGGTGGATCATATTGTCTAAAATCAAATTCTAATTCACCACCTTCATACTCAGACCCATCTGTTAATTGAAGAGTCATAGACAACTTTCTTATCTTACCTTTAGTATTTCCTTCTTCATATGGTTTATTCCAACTGTCACAATGCCAATCATAATATTGATTAAGTTTATATTTTGTAAACTGACATTGTTCAGAAAAATCCCAATCAAAGTTCCACCCTGCGTTCTTATTAGCTTTATCAATAAAAGGATGTAACTCTTTATATATCCATAAATCATCTAACCATGTAATGTTAGAATTTCTTTTAAGTTTTAAATCTCTAATATCATCTTTAGATAATTCTCTATTACCTTTAAACTCACCTGTTTTTGCCATCGATTCTGTTTTTGATAAACCATGTTGAATTATATGATCGCAAAGTCTTGGAGGTATAGCTGATTCAAAAGCCCAATAATAATTTTCTAGATTCATTAGTATATCGGAATAAAACCTGAGTTTATATTTACCTCTCCATATTTATTGTATGTATGTTTAATACTTTTTTCATCAACAACATCGAAAGCTATTGTAATTCTTTTGTCTTTAAATTTTTTCTTACATACCACTTTGTGATAACTTGCTGATGGTCCTATATAAACATTACCTATTTTATTTTTTATAGTATAATCTTTAAAAACTGTTTCGGTATTTTTAGGGTCAATTGAAACATAACCATGAAACAAAGAATCACCATGATTATGCCACGTTAATAACTGTTGTTCATCGTGAATATTTAACCATGATTGTAACCATAAAGGTTTTTTAGTATTAGCATACTTTCTAATAATTTTAAAAACGTCTTTAAACATTTTATAATATTTTACAGATCCTACTAACAAAGTCATAGAATTGTATTGGTTATATAAATTTGTAGTAGGTTGTTTACCATACCTGTGTTCAAAACGTTTGTGAGCTAGGTCTGCATATTTTTTAAAATGTGCTATGTCTTTTTTTATATAAGGTAAATTTACTAACATATAATTTTTTTTAGAGATATACATATGTTATAGTTTGTATAAAATTTAATAATTTTTTTTGATTGTTTTCTATGTGATATAAATTGTTTGCTGGAAACATTATAAACTGACCATGAGTTAATGGTATATCCCAACTTTTTGCTTGTCTTCTATTATCATCATAATAGATTCTAACCATTACATCTGCTGCATTAATTCCATATAAACAAACAAAGTCAGGAGAATTTTTTAGATTGTTAGGATCAGTTTCTCGTAAAGGATTAGTTTTTTCATCAGGAAAATACATGGTTCCCCAAGTTTTTTCATTATATAGTCTTAAGTTATGTTTTATACGTAAATGTTCTATAATGTATTTATTTAACCTATCCCATTCTTCGTTAAACGGTGCTTCTGTTTGAGTGTACGTGCTTTCAAAAATAGATTTAGATAATATAAAAGGATCTATTTCATAACCTTTAGGCATTTTAACATCGCCTAAATATATTGCCTGTTCACTTAATACTTTCTTTTGCATACCTATATATGTTTATAGGCCTTATATACTATGCGTCTTTATTTGTCAATGTCCAACCAGTTGTATTGTCAGCTTGATACGCAGCTTCATCCCATTCATATATCCAAAGATGAGTTGCATCGACATCGTTTTGTGTTTGTTGTTCTTCTGTTAAAGCAGGTTTTGTTATAGGAGCTACCCATGAAGCACTAGCTATATCTTTTGTCCAAGATGCGTATGGTTGTGGTTCCCAAAATATTTGATTTTCAGGATCCCAAGTATATCCTATACCTGCGTAGTTTCCTCTAAATGGAGTTCCACCTAAAGTATGTGTGTTAGCTATTGTATTGTAAGAAGTTTGAATCCAAAGATGTTCTGGCCAACCATGAACTCTTTCTAAAAAAGCTTGTCCTTTTTCTTCTGAAGCTGCATTACCATTATCAACAGCGTTGACTGTTAAAACTATATTCTCTTCTGATATTTTTGCAAAGTGTGCCATAATTA